GAAGCGCTGGGCGCGCTGCGGCGCGAAGAGCACGGTTACGAAACCGTGGTGATCGATTCGCTTGATTGGCTCGAACGCCTGGCGTGGGACAAGCTCTGCGTCGAGTGCGGCGTCAACTCCATTGAGAAGGTCGACGGCGGCTATGCGAAAGGCTACACGCACGCGCTGACGTATTGGCGCGAGGTCATCGACCATCTGGCCGCGCTGCGCAACCAGCGTGGGATGGTCGTCGTGCTCATCGCGCATTCCAAGGTCGAACGATTCGAAGACCCCGAGTCGATGCGCCGAAGACGATGCGCGTGGACTCCCAGTACCCGATCCTGTCGTTCGCGCTGGGTGTGCTGGTCGGACACCTGCTCTGGCCGGGCATAACCCAAGGAGTCTGAAACAGAAGGGAAACGATGGCCGACATCCTCGAAACCGGATCGAACTGGCTGCAAAGCCAGCGCAAGAAACACGCCACGCGCCAGGTCACGTACCGTCGCGGCGTCGATTCGGTTTCGGTGCAAGCGACGGTCGGCCGCACGGTATTCGAGCAGGACGACGGCAGCGGCGTGATCGTCCGCACCGAGATTCGCGATTACCTGATCGACACGGTCGACCTCGTGCTTGCCGGCCAGCCGGCGTTGCCCGAGCGGGGCGACCGCATCGAGGAAACCGTAGGCGGCAAGAAGTTCACTTACGAGGTCATGCCGCTGGGGACCGAGCCGCACTGGCGCTACAGCGATCCGTACCGCAAGACGCTGCGAGTCCATACCAAACACATCGCCACGGAGGATGTTTGATGGCCGTGATTACGGACGTTGCCGACGCGCTGGTTGTCGAACTGAACGCGGCCTCGTTGAGCCTGCCACTCACCGCAGCGCGGCACTACGTGCCGTCGTTCGAGTTGCAGGACATGAAGGACTTGCACGTCAGCGTCGTCCCCAAGGGCGTCGTGATCACCAAGAGCGACCGCAGCCGCAACACGAACGACTTTCAGATCGACGTGGCGGTGCAAAAGAAGTTCGAGACGGGCGACGCGGCGGAAATCGATCCGCTCATGACGTTGGTCGAGGAGATCGCCGACTTCTTCCGGCTGCGAAGGCTGACGGCGTATCCCAACGCTCACTGGATCAAGACGGAGCACGCGCCCATTTACGCCCAGGAACACTGGGACGAACTGCGGCAATTTACCAGCGTCCTGACGCTGACGTTTCGAGTCGTGAGGTAACGGATGATCGGCATGGCGGCGCGAACGCGCGACAACACGAAGCAGGTACTGACAAAGGCCAAGAAGGGCAGCATCAAAAGCCTGGGCCACGCCGGCGCGACCATTCGCCTGACCGCCAAGCGGAGCATTCGCCGCCGCAAGAAGCCAAGCGAAGAAGGGCAACCGCCCAGCACCCGCAAAGGCCAGCTGCGCGGCGCGATCATGTACGCCGTCGAGAAACAGAACGACCTGGTCGTGATCGGCCCCGAGCAGGCGAAGGTCGGCAAGTCGGCTTCCGCGCACGAGCACGGCGGCCGGTACAAGCGGCAGCGCTACCCGAAGCGGCCGTTCATGGGGCCGGCATTGGAAACAACCAAGGAGCGACTGCCCCGCAAGTGGGCGGGTTCCGTCAAGGCATCAGGATAGGAGGCGAACGTCATGGCCACGCGACTGGGCATGGACGCGAAACTTTATCGCAACACCGGCACGTATGCCGCGCCGACGTGGGTCGAGGTGAGCAACGTCAAAGACGTCACGCTGAACCTCGAAAAGGGCGAAGCCGACGTCACCACCCGCGCCAATGCCGGCTGGCGAGCCACGGTCGGGACGCTCAAGGACGCCTCGATTGAGTTCCAGATGGTCTGGGACACGGTCGACGCCGGCTTCGACGCGATCCGCCAAGCGTTCTTCAACAACACGCCGCTGGAGTTCGCGGTGATGGACGGCGACATCACCGATCCCGACTCCGAAGGCTTGCGGGCGACGTTCGACATCTTCAACTTCACCCGCAACGAAGCGCTGGAAGAGGCGATCCTGGTCGATGTGTCGATCAAACCGACCTACGCCGACAACGCGCCCGAGTGGATTAGCGGCGGACCGTAAACGAACGAAGGGAACCCATGAAGACATTCAACGACAACGCCGGCCGCACCTGGACGGTCGCCATCAACGTCGAGTGCATCAAGCGGGTCAAGACGCTGCTCTCGGTGAACCTTCTGGACGCCATCGAGGGAAAACTGATCGAGCAGCTTGTCTCCGACCCGGTGTTGCTATGCGACGTGATCTACGCGATCTGCAAGCCCGAAGCGGACACGAAAGAAATCAGCGATGAGGAATTCGGTCGGGCGATGGCAGGCGACGCCATCGACAACGCCACGACCGCCTTGCTGGAGGAACTCGTCGATTTTTTCCCGAGCGGCAAGCGCCAGGTGCTGGCCAAGGCGCTGGCCAAACTGAAGACATTCCAGACCAAGGCGGTACTGGCGGCCAGCAAGCGGCTGGACGATCCGAGACTGGATCAACAACTGGAATTGCTGCTGCAAGAGGGCGAGTTACCGGAACTGACGCCTGGAAGCTGATCTGGCAACTGGCCGGCATCGTCGGCGTGGACCCGAGTCCCCTGACGCTCCGAGAGTTGATTTGGATGGCCGATGCGCGGCGAAAGGACCAGTGGTCGCACACGGCGGCGGTGATGGCGCTGACGGCCAACGTCCACCGCAACCCGAAAAAGCGGTCGAAGCCGTACTCGCCCGCCGAGTTCCACCCGCTCGTTGAGCGAAAGCCGGTCACCATTGAAAAGGCCGGCATTCGCGTCCTGAAACGTGTGTTCATTGACAGAAGGTGACTTTCGTAAACCATGCCCTCGGCTCAAGCCATCCGCGCCGGCGCGGCCTACGTCGAACTCTACACGAAGGACAGCCGTTTGGTGCGCGGCCTGGCCCGCGCGTCGAAACGCCTGCAAGCCTTCGGCGCGAGCGTCCGCGCGATGGGGCTGCGGGTCGCGGCCGCGGGCACGGCGATGCTTGCGCCGCTGCTGGGGGCCGCCAAACTTTTCGCTTCCACCGGCGATCAGCTCGACAAGATGCGGGCGCGGACCGGCTTTTCCGCTGAAGCGCTCAGCGAACTTGGCTTCGCGGCCGAGCAGGGCGGCGCGTCCATCGACCAGCTCGACCGCTCGCTCGCTGCAATGGCCCGCTTCTCGGTCATGGTCGAGCGCGGCCTCAAGACGTCAACCGATCTCCTCGACATGCTCGGGATCTCCGCTGAGCAGTTCAAACAGGCCAGCCCCGAGGAACGGTTCAAGCTGCTGGCCGAGGCCATTTCCAAGATCGAAGACCCCACGCTCCGTGCTGGCATCGCGCTGAACGTCTTCGGCCGCAGCGGTCGCGAGCTGCTGCCCATGCTCGAGGGCGGACGAGCGTCCATCGAAGCCTTGCAGGAAGAGGCCCGTCGGCTCGGTATCACGATGACGGACGAAGACGCCACGTCCGCCGCCGAGCTGACCGATGCGATGAACCGCCTGAAGCGGCAACTCCAGGCCATCGTCGTGCAGATCGGCGCGGCGCTCGCGCCGGTGCTGACGGAAATGCAGAAACGCATCGCGCCCCTCATCACGTCGGTCATCAAGTGGATCAAAGAGAACAAGACGCTGGTCGTCACGATCTTCAAGATCGCCGCCGCCGTGGTCGCGGCGGGCGTCGGCCTCATTATTCTTGGCACGCTGATCTCCAGCGCCGGCGCGGTGATCGGCGGGCTGGTCGCCGTCATCGGGGCGGTCGGGACCGCGATTGCCATCTTGGGAAAAATCATCGCGCTGCTGCTCACGCCGATTGGCTTGGTCGTGCTCGCTGTCGTGGCGCTCGCCGGTTACCTGCTGTACGCGACCGGTGTCGGGGGCAAGGCGCTGGCCTGGCTCGGCGAGCGGTTCCAGGTACTCAAAGACGACGGCATCGCGGCCTGGCAGGGGATTGCCGACGCGCTGGCGGCCGGCGACATCGGCTTGGCCGCGAAGATCCTGTGGCTGACGCTGAAGATGGAGTGGAAGCGGGGCGTTCACTTCCTCAACGGCCTGTGGATCAAGGCCAAGGAGTTCTTTCTTTCGCTCTGGACCAACGCCGTGTTCGGCGTCGCCAAGATCATCAACAACGGCTGGGCGGCCATCGAAGTCGGCTGGACCGAAACGGTCGGGTTCCTGGCCGATGCCTGGTCCGTCTTCACCAAC